CGCTGCGGGGATCGCGGACGCGCTTGAACACGAAATCCCTGCCCTCGGGCTGGGCGGGGATGCGCAGCGCCTCGTATTTGTCCGGGTCGCGGATGAAATGGCCGTGCTCGTCAACCAACTCCGCCGGCGGCGGGATGAAATCAGCCTCCAGACCGGGACCGGACAGATAGTGCAGCGTACGGCGGCAGTTGACGTGCGGAGAACGAGACCAGCGGGCGAAATCCGGCATGTCCCGGCGCAACCACATCCCATCCATGTATTCGCACAGCGGGCAGGTGCGGTCGTCCAGCACCTCGACGATTTGCGCCAATGGAAAGCGGTCAATATCAGCCATCTCCGCGCGGGCCTGCTCGGTGAGATCGCCGATGAGTACCTGGGCGGTGATGGCCAGCGCCTGCGCTATGATGTCGGGTATCGGGCTCATGGTTGCTCCGCGATAATCACAGCCGGCGGCCCTTCGAGTCCGCTCAGGACAGGCGCCTGTGCCACCAGCCGGCTTTCGAGGAACGGGACTGCAACCTGGCGGATCTGGGCCAGGAACTCAGGATCGCGTGACGTAGGCGGGCGGACTTGCGATCTCAGGAATGCGCGGATAGCTTCCGCGTCCCGACTGGCGCGCGGGCGCTTGCCCTGGACAACCCGCCAAACGTGGGACGCGGAGAACCCGGTTGCCGCCCCGATCTGGCGGTAACTCAGGCCCACATCCTGGTACAGCGCCCGCAATCCCGTCACGTCGTCGCTCTAGATAGCGTTTCTAAGCGTTTCTGGGGGGGGTCTCCGGGCCGCTTGGGGGGCGAATGGACAATGAGCCCACCAATCGTTCCTGGGCCATCCTGGCGCGAAAAACGGGTCATCAGGGATAGACCGGAAATCTGACCAGAGCCTGCCGACGCCTCGCGGCAACTGGCGGCTGGGCAGGCGTGATGACAACGATGCGCAGTTTCCAGTAACCCGGCTGATCTATCAAGCCCTCCTCCGCCTCATAGATCAGCGCGTCGCCGTCAATCGTGCATATGCGCTGCACCCGGGACCCATCGGGTTTACAATACAGAAACGTCACAGAATCGCCCGTCGCGTCGTATGGCTGCCCATCCAACATCAACCGGATGGCTCCGGGGATTGGCCATCCATAGTCTCCGACGAAGATGTGTGACATGGGATTTCGATCCTTAAATCAGGTTGGCGTCCTCGACCGCGCCTCCCGATAGGCATCCCTCTAACGATTGCTCGGAAGCCGGGATCAGTTCCGCGGCGAATGCCGTCCCGGCGGAAAGCGGTCCATCCGTCTGCTCCGCGCCGAGCGGAACCAGTTCTGCGGCGAAGGCGACGCCGCCCGACAATCCTGCCCTGGTGGTAATACGAACGATTATCGCGCCACAGGTCGCAGCCGCAGCGGCCGCGCTGCCGCTTAGAAGGCGTGCAACGCTCATCGCCCCGACTGTGGTCGCGGCGGCGGTTGCCATACCGGCCAGCCACACGATGCCGCCGCCCTCCACCGTCAGCGCGCCGAGCGTGGTCGCGACCGCCGCCGAAGTCCCGGCCAGCCTCCGCGCGATCGCAACTGCGCCGGTTGTGCTGCTCGCCGCCGCCGCCGTCCCTTGCAGGAGGCGCGCCATGCCGATGCTCGCGGCCGTGCCGGCCTGCGCCGCTGCCGATCCCGCCAGGAGCCGCGCCGCGCGAAGAGTCCCTGTGGTTGTGGTCACCGCCGCGGAGGTTCCCGCGATCACGCGAGCGCAGGTCAAGGCCGCCGAGGTCGCGGCCGCCGCCGCCGCCGCACCCGCGAGCTGTCGCGCCAGATGCACGGCCCCCGAAGTCGCGCTCGCGGTGCCGGCCACTCCACTCACGGCGCGCGCCATGCTCGCCGCAGCCGCCGTGGCGGCAACAGCGTCTGCCGCACCGCTGAGGGCGCGCGCGCACCTGATCGCGCCCGCCGTCGCAGCCTCGGCGATTGCGGTTCCGGCTAGATAGACGCTCCGCTTGATGCTCAGTGCGCCCGCGGTCTCGGCTATGCCCGCAGCAACCCCCGCCAGGTTGCGCGCCACGTTGATCGCACCCGCCGTCGCAGCAGATGCGGCGCTCGCCCCGGCCAATTTGCGCGCGAGCTTTGCCGCTCCCGTCGTTGTCGCGCTGGCCGCGCTCGTCCCCGTCATCTTCCGCGCAGCCTTGATTGCGGCCGCGGTTGAAACAACGCCTCCGGCTGATCCCGCTATCGAGACCGCTTGTGGCGGCCAGAGGGCAAACGCAATGTACGCCTTCGGCGACGCAGCGCTCAGGGTCGCGGCCCAAGTCCCCATCGCACCAGCCGCGGCCAGTCCGCCCTCATCCTGCGCGAACCCGCCGCCCCCGCCGCTATTGGTGCAGTAGTCCATTTTCTCGGCGAGGCTCGAAAGGTTGCCATTCGTCATCACGGTGAACTGCGCAGCGGTCGCATCCGCCCCGGTCGAGCATATGCAGATGCAGATGCAATCCGCCTTCGTCGTGGATATGCCCGTGGCGAAGTTGAAACTGTTATCCGAGGTCGTTTCGGTCCCGGTGGCCGAGACATTTACGGGATCGCCCGTCGCCACACAACCGCCATAGGCGTTGATTCCCGCGCAGATGTGATCGGAGCCGGGGGTAACGGTCGGCGCGGTGTTTCCGCTTGCATGGCGCCGCCACCAGACGTACAGCTTCTCCCCGCCGGTAACGTCTATCGGGCTGCCGCTGAAGGCCGTCCATGTGCCGCCCCCGGTGGTCGTGATCGTGATTGTGCCACCCGCAATTGTGGTCGCAACCAGGATGGTAATGTCGCCAATCGCTATATTGCCAGGCAGCGCGGGCGTAACCGCTCCCGTCCCAGAAGTCTTCGCCCCCGGCGTTCTCGATACCGGAATCGCCATTGCTAATTCCTATGTCATCGTGACGCTGAGTGCGCCCACGGCGAAACTGCAAGTGTCGCCTGTCGTAATGGTCTTGGGCACGGTCAATTCCCCGTAGAAAAGGGGGTTGCCGCCGGTCGCCGCATCATATGCGATCCAATGCGTGCAAGCGCCCCAGCTCCCGGTAGCCTCGGCGTAGCTCAGGACCTGCGCGTTGGCGATTGCGCCTGCCGCAGCAGCTCCCCAGTTCGCCGCCGCGGTCGCTATGCGCGTATAGCCGAGCGAGCCGATGGTCGGCTCGTCAACCCCGGCGCCCGAGTCGCCCGGATCGGCCCGCGACAGGGCGATGTGCGGCGTGGGCATGACGAATGCCGTCTTGCCCACCAACTCCTCCAGCAGTTTCAGTTCGAGGTAATCGTTTAGGCTTCCAGGCATGATCGTCTCCTTTTTATCACCCGGTTTGCGCTCGCACCAGGGCGCCGTTGATGAGATCCACGAGTTGCTCGCCGGCGGCGCGCAGGTCCTCGGTCAGATCCACGCGGGCGCGCTCGCGGGCGACCTGGGCGACAATCCTTACAGTGTCGTCCGTCGGCAGGTCCTGCCGAATCGAGTCGAGGACCTGATGGAGGATGGATGCGCGCAGGCGCTCGGCGTGATCCTGCGCGAGAACCTGCGCCTTCGTGTTGATCCACGCGCGCATGGTTTGGCTCGCGGGGCCGGGCTCGGCGCCGAACTCCGCCGCCGCCCGATCGCGCGCGATCGAGAACAACTGCCATAGCCACCCCCGCAGGAGGTTCTGGTATTTCCCCACGAGGGGCACGTTCACGGCCTGCATGCGGGTGATGTGGCGCCCCTTCTCGGCGTCCGGCGCGGCGCGCAGGGCCTCGATGATCGGACTCATCTTTTCGAGCAGGCGCGCATGCTGCTCCTCGATCGCCTCGGACATCGCCGATTCGAACCGGCGCGCATCCTCGGCCAACTGCCGGCCGCGCTCGAGGTGCGGCTGGGGATCATAGCGGCGGCGAGCCGACCCGGACACAGCCGAGGGCCCTTCGACTCCGCTCAGGACGGGCGGGTGTGCCAGATGGCCGCCGCGAATTGGGGCCCCAGGTTGCGCATCGGACGCCTCTATCGGCTGATCTATCGCGCGCTGATGCTCCTCCGGCAGGAACGGCAGATCAAACCAGCCGCGGATGATGTTCTCTATATCGTCATCGGGCGTCAGGAGCGTGCCCTGCGCGAGCTGGGCGAGGCCATTCGCAATCCCGCCCGGATCCAGCACCGTGGCGACCTTCGAGTGATGCAGCTGCGGCAGCGGGGTCAGGCCGGGGTAGTTGTAGGAGCACCACTGCGGGATGGCGTAGCGATTGATCCGCTCGGCGAACCAGTCCGCGATCGCATCCTCGGCCAGCAGGAAAAAGCGACTCTGCCCCTCCGACAGAGCGCGGCTGCCGCTGGCGGTGGTGCCGAGGTTGAGAAATTGCGCGAGGACCGACCGCACGATCATCACGTCGTGGTGCTCAATGAGCGAGAGGAATCCCTGGAGGCGCAGTTGCGCCTCCAGTATCTCGATGGTATAGCCCGGCGGCAGGGCGAAGGCGGCGGATTCGCTCGCCTTCCAATCCTCGAGCATGGCCAGAAAAGCGTCCTGATCCGCCTTGGTATAACCCTCCGGCAGGTGGCCGATCGGCGTGCCCACGCCCAGCCGCTCGACGGCGATGTTGGCGAATCGGTAGAGCCAATCCTTGATAAACCAATGCTTGTACGCCGGCCGCAGGAGCGCGCGCCCCTCGGGGTTCCCGTAATCCTCGCGCCAGGTGAGACGGATCAGTTTCTCGATGGGGATGGCTATCTCGGCATAGCCGGCGTCGGTTTGTGCCCACTGGACAACGCCCTGGACGCCGCCGCCGAGGTCCATGCTCCACTTGCGGATGCTCTTGGGCGCGCGCGGCGCGAGCTTGCGCCAGGCCGCGATCCCGTCGCGGATCTCCCACACCTTTTCAAAGAGCGTGACGCCCATGAGGGCGCCGAGCAGCGCGTGGCGCAGTACCTCGTCGAAGGTGATCGTCATCCCACCGATCAGGTTCCCGGAAATCAGATCGGCTGCCTCACGCGAGGCGGCGCCGTCATCGCCGGGTTCGACCGACCACGCCGCGGCGCGGATGGGCAGCGTGATAGCGAGCTCGACGGCCTGGATCTGGCCGTCGCCGCGCAGCATCTTATCGTACGTCTCAAAGGCCTTCGGGCCGCGCAGATCCGCGTTGAAATCCTCAGAAACGAGGCCGCGCCAGATGTTGGCGCCGCTCGTGCCCAGCTCGCCAAGCGGCGGCCTCCCTTTGCGCTCGGCAAACCTGCGGACATTGAGCTCGAGAGGGCCGATGCGCATTACCATCTCCTCGGGGCCGTGCTGCGGCCGACCAACCAGTCGCGGGGGTCTCCCAGGTGGTGACAGACGCCGATGTTCAGCGCGCGGCTGCCGCCGGCGGCGAGCAGCATCATCACCAGGGCGCGCGCGAAATGGTCATCCAGGCCGTGCTTGTACTCGTACGAGCCATCCGCGCGGCGATCTTTCACGAGGTTCTTGAGATGCCCCTTGATGTGTCCGGTGATCTCGTCGCCGGCGCGCGGCAGGACCAGATCGCCGGCGGAGAGGGCGTCCACGAGAATGTCGGTCGCCTCGGTCCGGTCACAGTTGATGGCATGGACGGGATCGGTCTCGCCATCCTCGATGCCGTAGCGCGTCTGGCTCGCGCTCATGTAACAGATCGCCCCACGCTTGAATGATCTCACCAGCGCCTTGGCGCTGGTTTTGTACGGCATGGCGTCAACCACGACCATGCGGACATCATACTCGCGCAGGCGGCGCTCCATCGTCTCCCAGGAGCCGGTCTCCTCGGCCCACGTGACGCGAAAAACGCCGTCATCGCCGCGGCGGGCGATCACCAGGTGGCAGAGATCGCCCACGTCAATGCCGCCGAATGCGACGCCCGTGGGCAGGTTCTCCGCGCGGCCGCTCGGGGATGGCGACCACTCGCCACAATGCCGGGCCAAAATTTCCTCGGTGATGGGCTGCCGGTCGCCCGCGTGAGGCAGGCCCAATACGGAGATGTAGAAGTTGGCCATCGCGCTCGGGCGGCGCTGCGCCTGTATCCATTTGCGCGCGATGCGCGGCGCATCCATCGCCGGGCCGTAGAGCTGCGAGAGATGATAGCCGGAGATGCGGCTGCCCGGGTTCTGCGCGATCCATTCGCCGTCCGCGCGGCGGACTTGCGCGTGACAGCGCGGGCACACCAGCCGGAACAGATCCGCGCTCAACCCGCGGCAGGATTCATCGAGCGCGAAATCCCCCGCCGAGATCCGCCGTTTGCCATCCACCCAGACCAGGCAGGCGGGGAACTCGAGCTCGAGGATCGTCGAGCGCCGGCAGCGCCGGCAGCGCAGCGCCCAGTATTTCCGATCCGAATCGCGGAAGCGTTCGTCAATCCCGTAATCCGGGATGTCCGGCTGACTGACCTCGTACCGGCGCTTGTATTCGCTGTGCATGAGGCGGTCGTCCACCCAGTCCACGAGATCCGGTTTGAGCTCCGCCACCTCGTCGAGGATCACCAGGTCGAGGTCCACGGATTTCACGTCGCTGCGCTTCTGGGTCACGCAGAAGTAGGCGCTGCCCGGGCCGATATGTTTGAGGCGCACATTATCGGCCCGTTTGCGCCGGCCGGCGATGTCCTCGCACTCATGCTCGCCCTCGACCACGGCGCGCGCGAGGTGCTGGTCGGCGTTGATGATGGGGTCGAAGCGATCCTGGACGAAGGCGTCCATGTATGGCCGCGACTCCAGAAAATACCCTGCCTTCAGGCCGCGCAGGCACGCCAGGAGCATCCGACCGAGCAGCACCGTGCTCGCACCGATCTGCGCCGCCTTCTCGATCACGATGTGCTCGGCGGGATCCTCCACGATCGCCCGCAGGTACTCGTGGCGCTCCAGTGTCCACGGTTGCCCGCGCGGCTTGATGTGGCGTTCGAAAAACCGCAGGGGCGCGCCGAGCTCGACCTCGGCTGCCAGATCGGCGAGCAGATCCTGGATGTCAGGCACGCGGGGTCCCCTTCGCGCGTGGTTTGGGTTTTGGCGCGGGGATGGCGGCGGCGGCGGCCTCGGGCGCGCTCTCTATCGCGCTCGGCAGCGCGAGCTGGTCGCGCAGGTGCTCGACGAGATCGGGCCGCCCGGCCAGCTCCTTGCGCAGCCAGTCCACGGCCACCGCGGCCAGTTCCTCTTTGGATTTCGCCAGGCGCAATTTCTTGAGCTCGAGCTCCTCGGCCTTGAGCGCCGAATCGGCGGCCGTGCGGTCGGCGTACGCGATCGTCTGGGCAAGCTCGATCGTCGCATGGATCAGTTTGAGCGCCTCAATCTCCTTCAGTTTCGTCAGGCTGAGGTTGGGGAGCGCCTCAACCACTTTCGCCGCCAGCACGCGCAGCAGGACGCCGGCGATGGTGATGTTATCCTGGCCGGCGGTAGCCGCCGAGAACGCGGCCGCATGTCGCTCGATCTCCAGGGCGTCGCGGAAAAACGGTAACAGGTGTTTCTCGCGGTGCCGCCAGAGGCTGGATTGCACCACGCGGATGCCGGCCTTGTGCAACCAAGAGATGATGTGCTTGTATGCCACGCCGCCGAGCAGTTTCTCGTTTAGCGCGTCGAAGAGCGCGGGGTGGGTGTGGAACAACTGGCAGATGCCGCAGCGGCTGCGCAGGGTGATCGGCGGCAGGACGACAGTCGTTCGCGCGAGGTTTGGCATTCTTTGTCCTGGGCCCGCCCTGGGCGGGCCCCTTCGGCTTCGCTCGGGACGGGCGGCTGCGATCGGTGCTGCTATGATTCACAGCCGGCGCCGGCTGTGCCACAGAAACGGCAAAAACCGCAGGTGGGCGCACCGGCCCCGAGGCGTCGGGGTCCGTCCCGCTGCGGTTCTACCTCGATTATACCACGAATCACGGTCTTTTTCCGCCCGCCGGCATAAATTCCACGCAATCCCCGACGTACACGCGCCCTATCCAGTCGTCAAGGAAGCTCATGCCCTCCGCTCCCTGACCGCCCGATACGCCGCCCTGCGCACCCACGTCACCTTGAGCCCCGCGCCGCCGATGCGCTCAAGTTCCGCATACTCGGCCTGCCTGCGCGGCGGGATGGGGCCGGCGCAGAGGGCGCAGGTCATGGGCGCCTCCCCTTTGTTGCCACCCTCGCCGCTATCGCGCTCTTCGCGTATTCTCCGTCAGCACAGGTATGCTCCTCACCCGCCCAGAGCCAGCATCCGCAGGATGAACAACGCGCCTGGCGTTCGCCGCGCCGGAGCCGCTTCTGCGCGTCCTCAAAGCGGCCCAGGTAGCCGATGCCAACGCACAGGATGCCGCGCCAGGGCTGGCGGAAGTGCTTGGCGCGGAACGTGATGCAGGGCATGGGCCATCATCCCCCTGGCCGGGATCGCGCGGCGAATAGCTCACGCAATCGGTTGACCACCAACATCCTATCGGGCACACGCGCGAAGCCCGGCCCCATTTCAATCCAGGTAGCAATATCGGCGACCTCGCGCCGTGCGCGCTTCACCTTCGCCTCGGCGGCGTCACGCTGCTTGCGCGCCCGCTCCGCGCAGGCATATTCGTCCTGGCATACGTACTCGGAGCAGACATCGCCGACCCCGTAACATATGCACCGCAACTCGCCATCGGCCTCCTCGATGGAAGAGTATGAACCCCGCTTCCGGCACCGGCTGCAACTGGGCTTGTCCATTGTTTCTCCTCGCTTTTTCACGGGGCGGCGGGCAAGGTTCGGTGCCAGTATGCCGTGCGGCCACTCCACTCCACGCCTCGGTTCTCAATCCCAGGCCGGCGGGGCCGAGGGGGACATACGCGGACCAGGATTTCGGCCCCGCCGCCCGGAGGTCACGGCGCGCGCTTCGCTCGCGCGAAAATCGCATAGGGTCCCATCCGCCATGTGCACATCCCGCGCACACCGCCCGCACCGCTCGCCACTCTCGCGCAGGCAACACACCTTGCGCCGCCGCCGCGCCGCCTTGCTCTTCACCCATACCGGGCCGATCATGCGGCCACCCCCAGCGGCAGCGCCGGCTGCGGCTCCCGCGCGTTCTCCAGCCGCCGCTTCGCCGCCCATGCCGCCTCCATGCGATGCCGGATCTCGTGGTCGCGGCTCACCAGCACCTGGTAGTATGCCTCGATCTGGTCGGGCGAGGTCGCCCAGAAATAGCCGCGCGGGCCCGGGCCCAGCGCCTCGCCGCCGGTGTTCGCGATTATCTCGCCGTGCCCGCCATCCTCTATCACGCGCTTGATGCCGGCGCGCACCTCGCGCTCGCGGCCGCCATCGCCGAAAACCTGCGCGCCGATGCGCGCGGCGGTGAGCGCCTTTGCTGGGCCCCGGCAAGCGCGCAGGATATTCAGAATCATCTCGTCGGTGTCAGTCATCGCCGCTCCGATTCATGTACGCCCTCACGAATGCCGCCGCGACTTGCGGGACGATGGCATTGCCGTAGGCGCGCAGTCGTCCCATTCTGCCGGGAATCCCATGAGCCAGCGGGAATGTGCCGGGTTCAACTGGCCTTGCTGTCCCGTCGCGGCAGGGGAGCCATTCGGCGTTGCCCCAGAAGCCGCGCAGAGGGCCACGGTCTTCCGAGAACTGTCCGCGTTTCCCGCCTCGTTGTGGCCCTTCTGTGCTGGCGTCCCGGCCATCGGCGTCGGCCAGCCCGCGAGTCGAGCCACGAACTGCGTGTCCACCTGCCGCTTCTTTCCGTCGGGCGTCATCCCCGTTGAACTCATCGCTCCGCGCTTCGGCGATCTCCCGCCGTTCGGGACCACTGGCGTCGGCCAGCCCGCAAGCATCGTCGCTTGGTCGGCCAGGAAGTAATCCGCTGGCTTGCGTTGTGAGCCTTTCATTCCGGTTACACCGCCCTTCGCATCCATCGCTCGCGGTGTGCGCCACCCACCACAGACGCTGCCGGATGTGCGGAGCCCCGAAGCCCGCAGCGCATAGATCGAGCGCCCCGACGGCGTAGCCCTCGCCTTCCATCTCAGCACATACAAGGTCGAGCCAAGCAAGGCCGTCACGGGACGCAACCTGCTCGCCAACGACCACCCCAGGGCGGTACTCTCGAATGAGCCGGAACATCTCAGGCCAGAGGTGTCGAGGGTCAGTTGTACCGCCGCGCCTCCCAGCGGAAGAGAAGGGCTGGCAGGGGCAGCTTCCCGTCCATACCGGCCTATCGTCGGGCCAACCAGCAAGGCGCAGGGCGTAGTCCCAGCCGCCGATTCCGGCGAACAGATGCACTCGCTTGAAGCCTTTGAGGTCTTCCGGTTGCACTTCCCGGATGTCTCGTTCATCCACTTCTCCCGGAGTGATATGGCCCACCGCGACAGGCTTCGCAGCCACTGGGCTGCGTAAGGCTCGATCTCATTGTAGTAGGCCGTCATCGGTCATCGTCGTCCGCGCGGGACCCGGGGCGCGGGCGGAATGTCCAGGTAGAGGGACAAGGCACGTCCTGGCCGATCACAAACATGCCCCCGCGCAGCAGGTGCGCGATCCGCTCGCGCTCCGCCCTGGTCTGACCATCGTCCGCCTCCGCCGCGGCGTTGATAATTCAGCCGCAGCCAAACATCTTCGGGCCGCGTCCAGCGCGCGTACGGGTTGTACCGCACGTGCGGGCATTTCCCGGCATTTAGATCCTCGAGGAATACCCGCACCGGCGGACGATTGGCGGCGCAGTACAACTCGTCGCGCAACTCGCCGCCGACCCGCAGGTGTTGGCAGCGCAGGCAGTTCATACAATGCTCAGCCCTGATCGGGAACGAACGAGACCTTCCAGGGCCGCTTCTCGTCCTGCACGACCCGCACCACCCGGCCGTACAGGGCGGCGTCAATGATGCCCTGGGAGAGCGCCTCGTCGATCGTCTCCTTCGTGTAGGTCGGGCGCCGGAAGAATGTCAGCACGGTCTCGCTCAGCCGCGCGAGCAGCGCCTTCCGGTCTATGCTCGTGCGCGCGTTGGGCGACCGCGTGACGCGCCCGATGCCCGCCGCGATGAACGAGGTATCGTCCATGATGGTTGCCGCCTCGCGCCGCAGCCCGTCGAGCTGAGCCTCGACCGCCGCCAGCTTCTCGGTGAGCTTCAGGCCCTCCCTGAGAAGTCCCGTGAGCTTCTTTTCCTGCAATGCTGTAAGCGACATCTGCTGCCTCTTTCCGCCCCCAGGTTCACCGGCGGCGCTTGCCCACCGGATCGAAGCCCCACCGATGTAGATTTGGCGGGGCTATAACACCCAAATTGAGAGATTGCTGCGCCGGCGGTTCCCGGCGGAGGCGCTGGCGCGCCGCCCAGGTCGCGTCCATCCGTTTGCGGAGCTCCTCGAGCCGGGAAACGAGCACGTCGTAGTACCGCTGCACCTGCTGCCAGTTCTCGGCCCAGAAGTATCCCGGCGGCGCGCCGGGAAATGCCTCGCCGCCGGTCGTCGCCAATATCTCGCCGCGTCCGCCCTTCACCAGCTCCTCGATCACGAGGCGGACCTGGCGATCGAGGCCGCGATCGCCGAACAGGCGCTCGCCGATTTCGGCGGCCGTGATCGCATTGCGCGGCCCCATCCGCCCGCGCAGCAGCTCCAGCACCCGCTCAGCGCGGCTCGCTTGTATCATGGTCGGCATCGCGGAATATCTCGGTCCCAACCAGCCGCCGGTGCTCGGCCAGGGCGAGATGATAGCCCATCACCACCCCGCCCATGTATATCTGCATCATCGTCGCGTCAATCCCGGCCATGTTGGCCATGTAAATGCGCCCCTGCACCATCACGGCCTCGAGCGCCCCGGCCTCGAACGGCACAAACTGGCCGCCGAGGGTGTCGGTCAGGCCGCCGATCGCCAGGCGCGCATCCTCGATGGTTATCATTGGTCGGGCCCCCGAATCACGCTCGCTATTTCCTCCCGCGTCACGGCGGCCCACTTGCCGGCGCGGATCGCGGAATAGGCGCCCGTGCTTTTCGCGTGGAACACGCGCGTCCCGTCCGGCAGCCGCCCAACCGGCGCCCATCCGTATCGCTCCATCTCCTCCGCGAGCTCGCGCTCCTTCATCGCCGTCGCGCGCTCGCCGAGGGCGCCGGCCGATTTTGCATCCCGCCGGAGTCTCCGCAGGATGCCCAGGAAATACGCCTCGTTGCGCTCGCGATATCGGCTCAGCCACACGTCGCACGCCTGCTCGACGAGCTCGGGGCCGCAGCGCGCGATGCGCTGGATGGTCTGGCGCAGCACGCCCGCGGCGATGCGCCCGCTCGAGCGGTAGAGCCGGAAATCATCCAGTACGTCGGCCAATTTCTCGCGCACGCCATCACCAAGGCCGGGCCACTCGATGTCGAGCGTTTTCGCCACCTGGGCGTGCTGCCAGATCTGCCCCTCGCGCGCGGGCGGTTTCGCATCGCCCATGCTCCGCGCGCCGATGCGCCCCTGCAACCACGCGCAGAATTCCTCGTATTGGAGTAGCGTCAAGCCCTTCGTCGTCTGAATCCCATAGGCCGCGCGCAATTGTCCGATCACCTCGTCGTGATTCAACTCGGCCTGTCCCGCGAGCGTGTACAGCCGCGCGATCTGCCGCTGCGTCGGGTTGCTCGTCGGTTTCATCTCTGCGCCGCGATGATCTCGGTCACATCCACGAGCCGGGTCTGCTCCGCGTTCACGTTGAGCGCGCGGTCGTCCCAATACACATCGGCGGCCGGTTTGCCGATCTCGTTTGGCGCATCCTCGATCAGCGCTGGGCCGCACAACTTGAGGCCCCATACCTTATCGAATGGGACGGCGTGGCGCCGCAGCCAATCCAGCATCTCGCGCAGCCGCGCGAACCGATTCTTCGCGCTGTCTCCCTCCGCGACCGGCCCCTGGTTTGCCCGGCAGGTGTGTATGATGATCTTCCATCCCCGATGGTGCAGATCGCGCATGGCCGCGATCACGGCTTCCCGCGGCGCCCCGATCTCGGGGAACGCGTCCTCGCAGATCGTGCCATCGAAATCCACGGCCAGGATCCGCCGCTGGTCGCTCATTGACTCCCCCACGGATCTCTCCCCTGCCAGAATTGCACGTCGTCGCCGATGGGCAGCGGCGCTTTCCCGCGCCAGGATGCGCGAAGGGCGCGGCTGCGCAGGTCCTCGCGCAGGAGCGCGACAATCAGCGCCGCCGCGCTGGCGATTAGGAACGGCCAATGCCACCAGGCGGCCCCGAATCCGTCCAGCGCCAGGCAGATCGAGCCATAGAGCCAGGCCAGCATCAGCACAGCCGTCAATGTGTTCATGGTGTTCATGATCCCCCTCCCTTCCGCGCTCGCAGCATGAACTGCTGCGCGAGTTGGTCCGCCATCTCCGGCGTCAGTTGCGCCGGCTTCAGCCGATTCTCGCTCGCCAACCCCTCGAGATTGTGGCGCAACGTCATCACCTCGCGCATCCGCCCGCGCGTGATCTCCCATATACGCTGTGCGAGGTCATCCGAGAACCCCTCCAGGATGGGCCGGATCTCCGCCGCCGTCGCCAGCCGCAGCTCGCGGTGCAGCACGACCCGGCCGGCGAGCTCGCGGTGCTCGGTGAACGGCGCCTCGATGGCCGGCGTGCCCACGAACGCGATCGCGGCGCCGGCGTGGTCGTGCATGTGCCGCAGCAGGTCCAGGTAGCGGTAGCCGCGCAGCCGGTCGGCGTTGTCAATGATCAGCACCTGGCCGGTGCCGCGCACGTGATCCTCAATCCGCAGGAGCAGGTCATAGCGGCTCGGCGCGGCGTCGTTGATACCGCAGCCCGCGGCAATCTGCCGCAGCAGGCGGCTCTCCGTGTTCACCGCGGCCGGCAGCGCCTCGATGTACACCGCCTGCCGGTTGTTCTCCGCGAAATGCCGCGCCCCGAGCGTTTTCCCGACGCCCTGCTCGCCGACGAATACCGCCAGCCGCTCGCGCAGGTTGCGCAGGTTCGCCACCGCGCCGAGCAGCCGCTGGTATTCGTTCCAGGGCTTGATCGGGTAAATCTCGATGCCGTCAAACGAGATCGCCTTCATGGTCTCCTCCCCGCGTCCAAGCGCCACTGGTTTTTTCGGTTTCTGCCGGCCGGGCGGCACCTTTAGCGTCGCCACAAACGCCACCACGGTGTTGCTGCGCGCCTCGTAATAGTCGCCCGCCGCATCGCGCCATGTGCAGCTCGCGGTGTTCTCGATGTAGTATCCCGGCATCGTATAGGGCCGCGGCTGCGCGGCGATCAGCAGCCCGGCGATCGCCAATCCGGGATGCACCATTGCCCAGCCTAAAACCGCGCATTCAGGCCGAGATACCCGCCGAGATATGCTTTCATTGGCCCGATGCGCGAGAGGCCGTACTCGCTCGGTAGCAGACAGACGCCGAGGTTCAGGTCGGGCAGATTATTGCCTCTCACCTTGAACCCCACCCCCGGGATGATTCGGTCATGTCCCTTGCTCGAGTGCGCGCCGATCAGGTTGAAACGCATCACCTCGCACGAGCCGATCAACTGCCAGTCCAGCCCGGGGCCGATCCCCGTCGCATCCCGGCCGTGGACGTAGTACAGCCCGCCGCCCGCGACATCCAGGAGCGGCTTCAGGTCGTCGTAAAACGCATCCGCCCGCGCCGGCGCCGCGCCCCAAAATGCCAGGGTGACGACGGCCAGCAACATCACCAGAACCAGAGTCCTCATCCACGTTCCCCTTTCACTTGTTGCTTCCGCTGAATCGCCATAGAGTGGGCTCGCACCCTATCGGCACCTGCGCCGCCGTCGCCCTGGACATCCGCGTTAATGTGGCGCGGCCACGCCCGGCCGCGAACTGCCCTTCGCCTGGTAGCGCATGACGGTTTTAACCATCTCCAGCGGGCACATCGCCGCCAGCTCGATGAGGGTCAGCCGCATGACTTCTTTGACCTGGGCTATACTGAGATTCAGCTTCCCGCCCTCGCGTAGCGTGATCCGCCGCGCCATGTCGTTGAGATTCATCCTGTGGTCCCCTCTGTGCCGCCGTCGCGCTTTCGCGGCGTCGGCGGCTTGGCTCCCGCCGCTGCATAGTTCTCGGCGAGTTGCCTGCGCGCGGCCGCGCGCAGCTCGCCCCGCTGCCGTGGCGCATCGCCATGCGGCCCGTAGCGATCATGGAACCAGCGCGCGAATGATGGCGGCAGGAGCGCTCCTATCTCGTGATCTGCCCCTGCCTTCGGCCCCGCTGCCGGGCTGTTGATTTTGAGGTTATCATCGGGGCCGGCCTCGGCCCTTGGGTCGCTCGCTGGGGGGCGAAGTCGAACTTGGCCGGCCCCGATGTCAATCCCGTGCAGCGTCAGCGGCTGCGCG